TCAAAAAACTATTGCAAAGCTTAGTGTTGAAAAAGATAAATACGAATCATATAAACCTAAGCCTGCTCCACAGCCACAGCCACAGCCGCAGGCACAAGCACAGCCACAGCCACCAGACCCTAAAGCGCAGGCTTGGGCCGAAAGAAATAACTGGTTTGGCAACGATAGTGCTATGACTTATGCGGCTTTTGGCATACATAAAGAATTAGTAGAGTCAGAAGGTATTGACCCAAAGACTGATGAATACTATACTGAATTGGATAAACGAATGGGGGAAGAATTTCCTCATAAGTTTAGCAATGGAGCACAGAGCAAGAAACCCGTCCAGAATGTTGCCTCTGCTTCAAGATCAAATTCTGGACGAAGCAGTGGGAAGAAACAAGTCCGACTTAATAGTCGGCAAGTTGCAATAGCAAAAAAACTGGGTGTTCCTTTAGAGGAATACGCAAAATATGTGAAGGAGTGATTTCATGGAAAAGCAAAAAGAAATGTTTGAAGGATCTATTGAAAGATCTTCACGCACAGCAAAGACTAGAGAAAAGACGGCTGCAAGAAAGCCGTGGGCACCACCATCTATGTTAGATGCACCGCCTGCCCCCGATGGTTTTAAACATCGTTGGATACGAGCTGAAACAAGAGGTTT